GTACGACCTCGTGCTGACCATCACCGGGTCGCGCGTGATTCCGTGGACGTTCCCGCCGGACTGGTCCTCGCCGGTCCTTGAGCGGCTGGAGTGGAAAACCGACGTTCTGGAAGCGTTCGACGCGAGCGAGCAGCGCGGCTCCCTGCGGCTCGCGCCGCGCAAACGGTGGGAGTTCGAGGCCTTTTTCGAGGGCCGAGTGCGTCGCTACGCCGAGGCCGCGTCCTGGGGTTGGGGCGCGCGGGTGTGGGCGCTGCCGGTGTGGCCAGACGGCGCGCAGCTGGGCGCGCAGCTCAACGCGGGCGCGCTGTCCGTGCCGATCACGACGACGCTGCGCGACTACGTTGCGGGCGGGCTGGCCGTGATCTACACCGACCCGTTCGCGTACGAGGTCGCCGAGATTGCCTCGGTCGCGGCCGGCAGTCTGACGCTTGCTAGGGCGACGACCTCGACGTGGCCGGCGACCGCGTGGATATACCCGGCGCGGCTTGCGCGGATCGCCGACCGGGTGGCGCTGCCGCGCTGGAGCGGGCAGGCGAGCGGCGGCCGGTTCGCCTTCGAGCTGGTCGCCCCGGTGGACTACACACCGGCGACCGGCGCGACAACGTATCGCGGGCGGCCGGTGCTGACCGAGCGGCCGAACTGGATCGGCGGCTACGACCTCGAACTCTCGCGCAAGCTCGCCGAGCTGGACGCGATGACCGGCGCGCGCGTGTACGACGACGAATCCGGTATCCCGGCCGGGCGCCAGCGGATGCGGTGGACGCTCACCAGCCGGGCCGAGCAGGACGCGTACCGCCGGTTGCTGTACGCGTTGCGCGGGCGGCGTGGGTCGATGTGGGTGCCGACCTGGACCGATGACCTGGTGTTGGTGGCGACCATCGCCTCGGGGGCGTCGAACTTCGACGCGGAATGGTCCGGCTACACCCGGCAGCTGGACGGCGACACCGGCCGGCGCGACGTTCGCATCGAGCTCGCGAACGGGGCGATTCTGTATCGGCGCATCACGGGCGCGGTGGAGGTGAGCGCAACGGTCGAGCGGCTAAGCGTGGACACCGCATTCTCGTTCACGATCCAGCCCGCCGACGTGGTGCAGGTGAGCTTCCTAACGCTCGCGCGGCTGGATTCGGACGCCATCGAGCTGGCGCACTGGACCGGCGACGTGTCCGAATCCTCGACCACGTGGAGGTCAATGCAGCATGAGCTATGACAGCGTGGAGCGCAGCGTCGAGGGCCGCGCGCCTGTCGAGCTGTGGACGTTCTACCGGGACTTCCAGACGTGGCGCTACACCAGCGCCGACCGCGACATCACGTTCGGCGGGTTTCCGTTCCTCGCGCGCTCCATCGCGCGCGGCCCTATCGAATCGAGCGCCGAAATGGCGCGCGGCACGTTGCGCGTGACGGTGCAGCGTGACCTGGAAGTCGCCGACCTGTTCCGCGTGTCGCCGCCGACGACACCGATCACCTGCACGCTCCAGCAGTACCACGACGGAGACGGCGCCGCGGTTACGCTGTGGACCGGCCGTATCACGTCGCTCGAGTTCGGTGGCGTGGCGGCGGAGATTGCGCTCGAACCCGTGTTCACCAGCCTTCGCCGGGTGGGCCTGCGCCGGCTGTACCAACGGCAATGCCCGCACGTGCTCTATGGCGCCGCGTGCAAGGTGGACCGGACCGCCGCGAAGCTGACCTCGACCGCGAACGGCATCAGCGGCGCGGTGGTGACCGTGAACGCGGCCGCCGCGCAACCGTTTGGGTGGTATGCCGGCGGGTATCTCGAATACGACGTGGTGACCGGCATCTCCGAGCGGCGCTTTATCACCGACCACACTTCCGGGGCGCTCACGTTGACGACGGTGCCGGCCGGGCTGGTAGTGGGCGCAACGGTGCGCGTGTATCCGGGCTGCGACCACACGCTCGCCACGTGCGCGTCAAAGTTCGGCAACGCCGCCAACTACGGCGGATTCCCCTTCATGCCGACAAAAAACCCGTTCGACGGCTCGCCGCTCTACTGAGGTCCGCCCATGTTCTCCGTGTTCGTGCAGATCGCGCTGCTCATCGTGTCGGCCTACCTGTCGGCCGCGCTCGCACCCAAGCCGAAACCGCCCGAGGCGGCCGGCTTGGGCGACGTGGACGCGCCGACCGCCCAGGAGGGCGGCGCCATCCCGGTGATCTTCGGCACGGTGTGGCTGCGCGCGCCGAACGTGGTGTGGTACGGCGACCTGCGGACGACGCCGATTAGGAAAAAAGGCGGGAAGAAGTGAGCGCCACGGTGACGCTGGAGCATTGCCGGCGCCTGGGGTACTGTGCGCGCGGGATGCGGGCCTTTTTCGCGCGGCACGGGCTGGACTGGCCGCGCTTCCGCGCCGAGGGCTTGCCGGCCGAACAGATCGAGGCGACCGGCGACGCGATGGCCGCGCGCGCGGCCGAGCTGGCGCGCGCTGACCGGGAGGGCAGGGCATGAGCAGCGGCGGCGGAGAACAGACGGTCGGGTATCGGTATTACATCGGCATGCACCTTGCGCTGTGCGCCGGGCCGGTGGATGCCGTGCTGGAGGTGCGCGCGGGCGAGCGGACGGCGTGGAGCGGCTCGCAGACGACCAGCGGCGCGGTCACCATCGACAAGCCGGAAATGTTCGGCGGCGAGGCGCGCGAGGGCGGCCTCGTGGGCACGCTCGACGTGATGATGGGCGAATCCACGCAGGTGGCGAACGCCTACCTCACCGCGCAGCAGGGCGGCACGCAGCCGGCGTATCGGGGCGTCCTGGGGCTGGTGTGGCGCGGCGGGATGTTCTCGGCGAATAACCCCTACATTAAGCCGTGGGCGATCAAGGCTCGGCGCATCCTGCAAGGGTGGCAGGGCGGAAGCGCGTGGTACTCGGCGAAGGCGACGATCACGCTGCCCGGCGGGGAGCAGGCCGCCAACCCGGCGCACATCGTCTACGAGTGCCTGACGAACGTCGAATGGGGCATGGGATACAGCACTGGACAAATCGACGCGGCCAGCTTCACGGCGGCGGCCGACACGTTCCACACCGAGGGACTCGGACTGTGCCTCGCGTGGACTCGGCAGACCAGCATCGAAACATTCGTGCAGCTGGTCATGGATCACGCGGGCGCGGTGTGCGGTCAGGACCGAACCTCGGGCCTGTTCGTGCTGCGCCAGATCCGCGGCGGCTACAGTGTGCCGGCGCTGCCGCTGTTCGACCCGTCGAACGTGCTGGCGCTTGATTCCTACCAGCGCGCGTCCACGGTCGAGGCCACGAACGAGTTGTCGGTCACCTTCACCGACGTGACGACCGGGCGCACCGGATCGGTGACGGTGCAGAACCTCGCGCAGATCAACGCGCAGGGCGGCCCGGTGAGCAGCTCGCGCCAGTATCCAGGACTCCCGACGGCCGAACTCGCCACGCGCGCGGCGCTGCGCGACCTGCGGAGCGTGAGCAGCCCGATTGCTCGCGTTCGGATGCGCGTCAACCGCGAGGGCTACAGCCTGCTGCCGGGCGACGTGATCCGGCTCACGTGGCCGAAGCTGGGCATCACCGACCTCGTGCTGCGGGTGCTGACCGTGGGCCTGGGCACGCTCACCGACGGGGCTATCACCGTCGAGGCCGCCGAGGACGTGTTCGGAATGCCGGCGACGACCTACGCCGCGCAGCAGCCTACCGGGTGGACCGACCCGGCGCAGCCGCCCGTCGCCGTGTCCGCGAGACTGGTCGAGGAAGCGAGCTGGTACGAGCTGCAGCGCCAACTGTCCGCGGCCGACCTGTCCGTGCTGCAGAACGATGCCGGATTCCTGGCGGTGATCGCCGCGCGGCCGGCGGCCGGGTCGCTCAACGCCTCGGTGGTCACGCGGTACGGCGCCTCGGGTCCGTTCGCAGAAACCGACGTCGTTGACTTCTGCCCGACCGCGACGCTGGCCGGCGCGCTCGCACCGGGGGCGACCTCGGCCACGATCACGGCCGGGGTGGACCTCGACCTTGTGGCGGCCGGCGGGTACGCCGTAATCGGCGGGGTCGAGGTGGTGCGGGTGGACACGATCAACCCGGGCACGGGCGCGGTGACGCTCGGGCGCGGGGTACTCGACACGGTGGCCGTGTCGCACGCGGCCGGCGCGCGGGTGCTGTTCGCCAGCGGGTACGTGTCGTCCGATGGAATCGAGCGCGTGGACGCCGACGTGGTGCAGACGAAACTTCTAACCCGGACGGGCCTCGGGACGCTCGCCGAGGCCAGCGGGCCGACCGATTCGGTCACGTTCGACCAGCGGCACTTCCGGCCATATCCGCCCGGGCGACTGCGGATCAACACCCAGGCCTACCCGGACGCGCTCTCCGGGGCGCTGACGGTTTCGTGGGCGCACCGCGACCGGCTGACGCAAAACGTTGAAGGCGACGAAACCGGCAACATCGGCCCCGAGGCAAACGTTAAGTACGAGCTGCGCGTGTACGATGACAGCACGAGCACGCTGCTACAGACCCATGCGAACATCAACGCCACGAGTCACGTGCTGTCCGCCATCGCCACCGCCATGACCGTGCGGATCGAGCTGTGGTCTGACCGTTCGGGCGTCGCCAGCCGCGCGAAGCACGTGTGGACGTTCGCGTACACGCCGTGACCGTGTGCCAAGTCTGCGCCACGCGCGGCCGACATCGCCGCGAAGCTGCGCCGCCGGTCCTAGCCGTTGCGCGCGCGGGCGATCCGGTCGCGCTGCCAATCGTCGCGGCAGTCGGCATCGCAGAATCGCCGACCGCCGCCGGTGATCGCGCCGCAGTAGTGACAGCGGCCGGTGTACGACAAGGACGGCTGCCGCACGCTGCGCGCGGCCTCGAGCTGCTGCTCTATCTGCGCGTCGGCGCGGTCGGCATCGTCGGCCATGCGGGAACTCTGAAATTGTAGTGGGGGGGTGCCTGCGCCCGGCCACGCTTGCGCGCGAGGAGGAACCGGTCGCCGAGACCCGTCACGGGAACCGGAGCGCCGTCGCAGGCTGCGGCGGTTATCGCACTCGCCGCTTGCGTCCGCGTCACGGCGCGGCCACGTACTGCTAAAGCACCAACTTGCACTCCGCCGAATAAGCCCGAGCCGGAGCCGCCAATCTAACAGAAAATGGAAACGCCCGGATGTCTGTCATTTCGCCTCCCGGGCGGCGTCGATCCGCGCTGATAGTTGATCCATGTTCGTGTCTACCAATGACACCCGGCAAATGTCGATGCGTCGAGCGTTGGCAATAACGTATGCGTACCGCTCCGCGTCCGCCCGCAGCGCATCGCGCTCGGCCCGCACCTTGTTGTGTTCTTCTTGCGCGCTCGCCAGCCCGGCTGTAGTCAGCAGCGACCGCAGCGCATCGCGCTCTGCCTCG